CGATCTGGCCCTTGGAAAGGCTCGTGGTCTGGATCAGCGGCGAATTGAAGTGCTGCTCAATCGACGTCCCCGCGCCCGCGGCCGCGCCCGAGAGGAGATCGAGCTTGTCCAGGGGGATCACGGCCTCGGGCCCCGCCTCACCGACCAGGGCCAGCGTCGGGCCCGTGACCAGGCCGCCCTCTGCCAGCCCGATGGCCCCGAACAGAGCGTTGACAGCCGCGATCGCCCCGCCCACGAGGGCCAAGTTGAGCGGGAACGGGACCGACATCATTACACTCGAGATGACGCCGGCGACGGCCTGAGCTTGTTCAGCGATGACGTTCTCCGCCGCGCTCGCCAACATGCCGGCGACGAGCTTCTTGAGCTCCGAGATCGCCGTGTTGACCGTCTCCTTGATCGCCGAACCGAAGGCCCCGAGGATGCTCTTCGACCCGGAGCCGAATTCCTCGAACGCCCCCAGGATGTTCTCAACGCCGTTCGTGTAGACGTTCGTCAAGGACGTCTCTGTCTCCTTGGCCAGGGCAACCTCGGCCGAGGCGTCAGCCTCCGCCTGCGCCTTCTTCTGCTCGTAGTACGAGGCCAGCATCGCCAGGAGCTCCGTCTTCTGCTGCGCTGAGAGGTCCTTGGAATTCTGGATCCTGGCCGTTTCTGCCGCTCGCTCCTGCTCGAGCGCCCAGAGCTTGTACTGCGTCTCCGAGAGTTGCATCTGCTTGATGCCGTCGACGAGCTTGGCCCGCTCATCCTGGAAGGTCTGGGCCATCGTAAGCCGCTGGGTCCACCACTCGGACTCGGCCGTCAGGATCTCCGACTGCAGGGCGCTCTCGTCCTCGAGGCGCTTGGCCTGGAGGGCCTTGGCCTGGGTCTGGTAGGCCTGCTGGACCGTGAGCTTGGCCTTCGCGGCGCCCTCCTCGAGGAGGCGGGACTGGGCCTGGTACTCGGCGTCCGTGGCGATCTTCCCTGCGGCCTCCTCCTTGGCCTTCGCCAGGGTCTCGTCGATCTTGGCGATCCGGTCTTTGTACTGCTGCTCGAGCGCCCACTTGGAGTATTCGTACTCGCTCAGCGTGGCCTGCTTCATGCTGTCGGTGGCCTCTTTGACGACGTCGGCGACAGCCTTCTGCTGCTCCTTGACCTTCTCCAGGGCGGCCTTCAGCTGCGTGGCGCTGTCCGCGTCGCTCGCGAACGAGCCGGCCTGTCCCTGGGCGGCCGCCGCGGCCTTCTGCGTGTGCTCGGCCAGCGCCTTCTGGAGCGCGACGCCCTCCGTCCCCTTCTTGATGGCCATGCCCAGGGCCGCGTAGTTTTCGCCGTACTTCTTCGTTAGGTCGTCGAACTGCTCCCTCGTGATCCCGGCGGCCTGGGCGATCTCCCAAAGCTTCTTTCCGAAGGCAGCGTTGAGCTGGTCATACTGCTTCGCAGCTTCGGCCGCGGCCTTCTGGGCGGCGTGGACCTTCCAGAAGACGACAGCCGCGGCTCCGGCGGCCGCGACGACCAGGCCGATGGGGCCGAGCATCGCCGAGAAGGCCACCTTGAGGGCGCCCACGACGGCCGCAAGACTCGGCAGGGTGACGCCCAAGCCGGCCGCCACGGTCTTGACCAGGAGCAGCCCCTTGGACAAGGCCGGCGCGATCTGGACGAGCTTCCCCACGACGAGGAGAACCGGGCCGGCCGCGGCCGCCAGGCCGAGGAGGACCACCATCGTCGTCTTGATACCGGCCGGCAGGGAATTGAAGACGTTGGCGCCCCATTCGAGAATCGAGAAGAGTGGTTTCGTGGCCGAGAGGAGCCCGCTGAAAGCAGGTATCAGGCCCGACCCGAACTCGGTGATGAGCAGCTTGGCCCGCTCCTTCATGATCCGGAGCTTGTTCGTCGGGGAATCAATCGTCCTGGCGAGGTCCCCCTGGGCATTCTGGGTCTGCTGCATGATGAGCTGGTAGCGGACCCAGGTCTTCCCCGCCTGGTTGAGCTCCTCGCCCTGCTTGATCAGGCCCTGGCTCAGGGCGTACTGCTTGACCATATCCTCCGTGATCACGATGCCGAGCCGCTTGAGGGGCTCGATCTCCCCGGAGATACCCGACTGGAGCTTCTGGAAGGCCTCCTCGGGAGAGAGATTGTAGAAGGAGGCCATGTCGTAGCTGAGCTGCGTGAATCCCTTGGAGAGCTCCAGGGCCTTGTCCTTCGAGAGGCCCATCGTGCTCGTCATCTGGTAGAAGGTGCCGAGCTGCTTCCGGATCTCGTACTCGTTGAGACCGAACTGCTCGCGGAGCTGCTTCGAAAAGGCCGTGCCGTCTGCGGCCATGTCGCCCATCGCCACGCTGAAGAGGTTGTCGCTCTCGATGGCTTCCATCGCGAGCTTCGTCGCGGCTGCGCCCACGCCGGCGAGCGGCAGGGAGATCCCGATGCTCAGGCCTCGGCCGATCCGCTCGAAGCCCTTGGCCATGTCCTCGGTCTTCTTCTGGGCGGATTGGATCCCATTCTCGTATTCGGAGACGTCCGCCCCGATCTTGACCAACAGGCTTTTGATGACGATTAGACTTCTCCCTTATTGAGGAGTTTTTTCTTATAAACCTCCGAGTTGTGGACGCTCCTATGATGGGCGAGGCAAAGCAGGATCAGATTCCCGCGTTGATTGTTCTTCGGATTTTCATCCAGGTGATGAACATGAAATTTGTGGCCGTTCTCTCTTCGGTCGCAGCCCGGAAACTGGCATGAATAATTGTCGCGGTTCCGAATCTTGTCTCGCAGTTCATTGTTGAACTCTCTCGGATATACGGCATAAGATGCGCCGTTATTCCAGTTCGGGTTCTTCTGTCCCGTCCACCTTCCCCGAACCGCTTCGCTTAAATGTCGTTTGTGTTCAGCAGATTGAGGGCCGCGTTTTATTCCTCTAAACGCCCGTCCAATCTTTTCTTTCGCCTCTGCAGAATGATGCCTCCCCAACATAGGGGCGCGATCTCCTCGCGCCTCACTCAGCGTTCGGGATGGAATACCAAAACGTTTTTTCCAATACAAAATGCTGACGTGGCTCCGGAGCCCGCACAGCGCAGCGATCGCGTCGCAGCTCAGCCGCTCGGAGACGTACTTCTGGGAGAGCCATTCTCGGCGCTGATAAAGGGGCGTCTCTGCAACTGTCATTCGATCTTCAGCCTTTTCTTGAGGTCATTGAGCTCGGCCTTCACGCCGGCCGCCGTCTGAGGCTTTTTGCTGTCCGGTTGGATGGTCTTGGGCAGCAGGTCCAGGGCAGACGGGGCCCGGCCCTTCTTGCAGTGCGGGGTGAGGAGCAGGGCCGCGAACCATGCTTCCCGAAACCAGATCTCGTACTGGCGTGCATTCTCGGCCTCGACGGCCCGGTAGAGTTCGACCGGGAGAAGGCGTAGGAACTCCCTCTCCCGGTAGATGCCTACGACTGCCGCTGCTTTCCGGCTCTCCGCGAGCCAGGGACCGCGAGGCCGGGGGCTTTTTTTCTTTCTTCCCCTTCACCTGTACCCTGGTCCTTCTTCACTTCCATTCCGGCATGCGTGAAGATGGCGGCCGTGACCTCGAGGAGCAAGCTCATGATCGTGTACGTGCCTTTGCGGATACCTTCGTTCAGCAGGCTCTTGACCTCTTCCAGTGAGGGGCAGGGGCTCTCCCAGGAGATACCCGCCCAGACAAGGTGAGGCAGATCCCGAACCGTGATGTTCATTTTGACGGGGTCGAACTCCTCCGGCTTGAGGCCGGTCTTCTGCCCGAAATACTCCGCCAGCTTCTCCCACGCCCCGAAGTCGTAGACGAGTTGGCGTGGCCTGTCCAGCTCGATAAGGAACTCTTTCACCGAACCTCCTTTACGGCAGCCGGACGACGCCGATCGTGAGCGACGTAACGTCCGAATAGGTGACCAGGGCATACCCGTCATCGTCGTTGAACCGCTCCTTGGAGAAGGGTCCGATCTGACGCTGCTCGCCGGCGGGCACCGCGATGACGACATCGTGGTCGAAGCCCTGGTTGCAGGCCTTTTGGGAATTGACCGTGACGTTGATCGAGGCCGCGCCGTCGTTCTTGACGTGCAGGAACTCCCGGCCTGTGTTGGCCCACTGGTCGCCTCCGGCCGTGGCAGCGGCCAGAGACGGCGTCACGCCGGTGAGGGTGATGATCTGTACGGTTAAGGTTGACACGGATCACCTCTCTCAGGATTCGACGATCGCGCCGACGTTCTTCAGGGAGAAACTGACGGTCACGGCGTCGTCGACGGGCGCTTCGACCGGCATCTCGGTCAGCCGGAACTTGCCCGTGTAGGTGTGGGCCGGGGTGATGATCTGGCAGTGGAGATCCTTCCGATCCCAGAAGCCTTTCTTCATCTCCGCGTAGCCGGCGTCGTCCTCAATGAGGAAGCCGTCGAACTCGACTTCGAAGCTGCGGATGCCCGCCAGGTTGTCCGCCCAGCCGTCGTTGTCCTTGTCGGTGACGTCGATGTCGGAGATAGAAGGCGTGATCGTTGCGCCCTTCTGCCCCCCGACCTTGGTCCAGACAGGGACGGACTCGGTCCCGGTGTTGACCTTCACGTAAACGTCGATACCCTTGATCTTGCTCATGTGTTACCTCCTCCCCGGCCCCGGTTATTGAATCGCCCGGGCCCGGAAAACGTAAATCAAGGCCTCTTTATGCAACCCATCCTCGATGCCGAGGTAGTTGAATCGAACAGCGTGGAGAAAAACGCTCAACGGCCCGGACATCCGGAGCTTGCCCGGCGCCCCCGCCTGGATGGCGACGTCCAGGAGCCCCTTGAGCCGGCTCTTGTCCTTGTGGCCGAAAATGAGCGTGACCTTCTGTTCCTGATCCTCGGCCGGGGGATTGGAGAAACGCAGCGTCCAGTCGCCGAGGAGCTCGACCGAGGCCTCGGCCGCTTCCACGGCCGCGGCGTCGATGAGCGTCTTGGCGTCGATCTCGACGGGCACCCGCTGGACGGGCGTCTCTTTCACCTCTGCGGCGAGGAGCTCGTCGAACTTGTCGGGGGCTGAGGATCCGGGATCCTTTTCCTCCTCCGGCACGATTTCGACCTCGTCCGGATTCAGATCCTTCGTCGCTTTGGCCGCGGGGACTTTCTTCTTGGCCACGTCATACCTCCTCGATCAGGGCCTTGACTCTGACTATTCCGTGGACGCTTACGCCGTCAAGGTCCTTGATGTAATCGACCGTGTCCTTGGTCATGAGGACCAGGCGGAAATTCGGGCCAAGATCCGGCTGCCAGCCGCCGTCCGGGAAAAGCAGTCCCAGCACGACGTTCGTCATCGTCGTGATCTCCTGCCGGCCCTGGTACTGGCTCCAGAGATGGATCGTATATGCGAACTGGTGCCCGGGTTTCGATTTGTCGTCCCAGGGCACGTTCGTGGCCTCGCCCAGAGCGATGTATGGGAACTTGGCCTGCTGGGGAAACAGGTCGTAGACGGCGTAGCCGGAAACGCCGGAGAGCAGCTTGTAGACGGCCTGGTGGAACGCCCAGTGTGGATCGAGCATCAGGCCTCCATGATCCTGGCCAGGCGCTTGTAGAACTCCCCCTCGAAGGCGAAGAGCGCCGGGTAGAGGAACGGCCGGGCCTGCGTCCCGCGGCGCGCGATCGCCCGGGCGATGAGGTAGCCGGCCCCTTCCTCGAGGCCGTGCCTGTGAGCCCACTTCTCGAGGGGGTCGACGGGCGGGAAGTGGGGCCTGGTGCCGAGCTCAACGTATTCGCCATACGGAGCATCCGGTCCGATATCCGCCTGGAGCCCTTTCTTGACGAGCTTCACGGTGATCGTGTTGATGAGGTTCCCGACGTCGACGCCGCCCTGGGTCCGGAGATTGTCCTTGGCCTGGGTCTGGATATCGAGCGAAGTCATGTAGACCTCGGCCTTGACCTTGTCCACCTTGTTGAGCTGGTGCTCGAGCTCCTTGCCGATGCCCTTATCGCCGACGACGCTCAGGGTGAAAAGCTGCTTTTTAGGCATCGAGGGTCGTCTCCTCGCTCACCTGGAGTTCGAGATATCGATGGGCGTTCTCCACGTCGACGAGTCCCACGATCTTGAATTTCGCCTCGTCCCGGATGCGTCGGATCCTCCAGTCCATCTTGACGTCGGCCCGGTAGCGGATGGTGATCTTGTGCGTGGCGTCGACCGCGATCTGATGGGAGTAGAAGACCTCACGGACCGAGACGGGCTCGATCTTGGCCCAGACGTCGGCGACGTCGGGCCAGGTCTCGGACGCCCCTCCCCCGCCGTCAGGGTTCACCGTTCGGGATTGGATCGTCACCCTCTCCTTGAGCTCGCCGATCGCCGGGAATCTGCTCATGACAGCGGCCTCATGAAGGTCTTGAAGGGCTGGAGCAACTGGAAGGTCGGCTGGAGCACCATCGAATCGTTCGTAACAATGCCCAGGGATTCGCCGACGTCGCGGTTCTCGTAGAAGAGCGCTACGAGCTTCAGAATGGCCTCCTTGAGGGCCTCGGGGACCGCAGCAGCCGCACCATAGCCGCACTTGAACGATACGATGAAAGAGGCAAAGCCGCGATGATGAGGCCAGAAACAGCCCCTCCTGAGCTGCACCCGACCGTTGGAGCCCTGGCCCAGGTCCACGAAGTAAAGCAGCGAGCTCACTTCTGTCTTCGTGCCGGCGTCATCGATTGTCTCGATCTTCGTGACTTCCTGGAGTGGAGGCAAGGGGATGTCGAAGCCCGCCGGCGCCTTGTCCAGGACCATCTGCCAGGTCTGCGTGATGAGCGCCCGGCGAGCCCAGTTCTCGACCAGCTGTCTGCCGGCGGAGATCTCCCGCGTGATCAGTGCATCGTCATCCGAAGTATCGACGCGGAGGTGGGCCTTGGCTTCTGTGAGGGTCACGGGTTCCGTGGCCGGCGGGGTGATCAGTGTCATTCTCATGGGCTCGTCTCAGGCTGATAAATCCGGGCGGGCCGGGGGGCCACCCACGAGCGGGAAAGGAGTCGGAAACCCGCCCGTCCCCGGCCGCCCGGTCCGATTCAGCTCTTGGGGGACTTGTCCTTTTTGTCTTTCTCGGCCCACTTGTTCTCGAGGAAGACCTCGGCGAGGCCCTGGGGGACGTCCACGACGTCCCCCTTCTTGTACTCGTTCACGCGGATGCCGTCAGGACTGCCCTGCTTGGTTACGAGCATTCTGACTTTCATGGGCTACCCTCAGGACACCGCGGGGCTGTGGCGCGGATGCCCCTTGATGACCAGGGCCCCGACGACGCCGCTGCCCGTTCCGTCCCCCGTGGGGGCCTTCAGGTCGACCCGGATGTACCGCTTCAGCCCGACATAGCCGAACGACTTGGCGGAATCGCTTTCGTCGGTGTCGGCCCCGTCCTGGACGAAGGTCGGCTCGGAACCCAGGAGATCGACGTCCGCGACGGCGCTGAAATCGCCATCCTCGTCGTCACCTTCCATGAGCTGGAACTCATAGGTGTTGACCTGGGCTCCGAGAGCCCCGGCCACGCCGATGATGCAGGCCCCCTCGAAGCCCTGGAGGTCGATGACCTCGCCTTCGACGGCGCCGGCCGCCTTGGTCCGCGCCGCGATTTTGTTCCCGATGACCGGGAGAAGGTCCGAATAGAGATCTCTCAACATGTTGCACCTCCTGAGTGCAGTGATCCTCGGCCGTTAAGCCGCGGCGATCTTGAGTTTCCGGAGCGCCTCGGGCAGGATGACCTGCGCGTCCGTCCTCTTCCGGAAGAGGAATCCGATGAGTCCCTGGGTCGCGTAGACCTCGACCAGCCGCTGGACCTCGATGTTGATCCGGTCCACGATCTGGTAGGCCGCGTTGAAGGCCCCGAACAGGACCGGGTAGGCGTTGGCCGCCACGGCCGGCATGTCGACGAGCTCGGTGATGGGGTAGCCGAGGAGCGTGGAGGGCTGGCCCGGCTGGAGTCCGGCCTGCCAGAGGTACTGATCGTTCTTGTCCTTGAGCAGCCGGGTCTTGCCGACCGTCTTCCGGCTCATGGCGAACCGCGCGTTGCGCGCGTAGGTGTCCGGGAGGTCGTAGCACAGATTGACCAAGCCATCGGCCGCGATCGCGTCCGCGACTCCGCTGACCACGATCGGGACTTCGCCGTTCGTCAGCATGCCCTCGGGCTGGTAGGCCGTGCCGGGCCCGCTGATGAACGCCACGCCTTCCTTCTTCTGGAACTTCTCGGAGGTCTTACGGACCAGGTATTCTTCGAGATTGAAATAGGCGTCCTCGAGGAGCGTCTTCTTGATCGTGATGAGGGCCTTGAGCTCCTTCGGCGTGGTCTTTTCCATCTTCCACTTGTAGTCGCCGGCGGCGAGCGTCTCGTCTTCCCAGGCGACCGTGACCGTATCGGTGCCCTCCTTGGGCCACTCGACCCCGCTGCCGCCGATCTGGAGCACCGACGCGATCGGTCGGATGTTTGAGATCTCGGTCAACTTCGTGATGATCCGAGAGCTGAACTCGAGGGGTGCGACGTAGCCGCCGCTCTGGTCGTCGGAGAGCCGCATGACCTTCTGCTCTTCCGTTGTCAGGACGCCCTCGCCCTTGCGTACGAAGGTTCCGAAGACCTTCATCTCGGGGCTCGGACCGTCCTTCTTGTCCGGGTTGCCCGGGATGACGGGCGGCCGGTTGACTTTGATTTCGATCTCGTCCAGGCGATCGTTGACCTTCTTCTCGAAGGTGGTCCAGTCGGCCTTCGTCATGAAGCCGCCCTTGAACTCCTCGTGTTTGTCTCGCAGGTCCTTGACGAGCGCCTTCGATTCCTCGAGCAGCTGTTTTTCTTCGGGAGTCATAGGATTATCCTCCTATCAAAGTTTTAAGCTCTGAAAGGCTCGTGAAGTAGGCGCTGATCTGCGCCTTTTCTTCCACGCTGTCCTGCGGCTCCATCTTGCCGTGAGTGGAATCGTCGTCCGGCTCGGCGGCCTCGAGGAGTGCTTCCAGTGCCTCCTTCGCTTGTTTGAGCAAAGTTTTGTTCTTGGCGGAGATCGTCTTCCCGATCTTCCGCTCGTTTTCGAGCATCATGATCGTTTCGACCAGGTCCTCGATCTTCATGTCCGCCTTGACCTCGATGACGCGGGCCAAGGGATTCATGCCATAGTCTACGAGCGCGACCTCCCCCAGCTTCAGTTCCTTAAGCCGACGGACCGAGGGAGAAGCCGAGTTGTCCCAGAGCTCCTTGATCACCTTGTAGCTGAAGGACATGCCATCGATTGCGCCCTGCTTAAGCAGCGCATGCTTCTCCACCGCGCTCTTCACGGCCATGTTCAAGCTGCCATGCACCTTGAGGCCGAAATTGTCTTCTTCCGGCTCGGCGGCGCCAAGGATGTCGGACCGGTCGTGCATCCAGGTGATGGGGAATTTCTTCCGCTCCATGAGCGTCTTTGTGAAGGCTCCTGGTTCGATCAGATCCTGGCCGTTATCCACGTTGTTGAACACCGCGGCATAGCCGAGGAACTCACCGGTTTCCTTGAGCTCCTTGAGCTCGAAACGGAAGCTTTTGGTTTCGAATTCACGCATCTTCATTTCCTCCGTCAGCGTAGAGGGCAAAAACTTACGTTGTCAATGGCCCTCTCTGCACTTCATATTGCAGGCCGCACCGACACTGTTGATGAGCCGGCGGCCGCATCTTCCCGTTGGAAAAGGCCACGCTCACGACCTGCTTCTCGCCGTCCAGATTGCCGCATGTCGGGCACGTCCTTTCGTCCTCAGCCGCCATCCAGGATTTTTCAATTTCCCCCTGGACAAGGCCGTCCATCGCCGCGTTCTGGACGGACTGCAGTTGCCCCTCCCCGTAGGCCTCGGCGAGTTCGGTTCGGGCGATGTTCTCGGCCCGGGCCCCGCGGAGGAAGTCCGCGTACTTCGAGGCCTGCGTGCTGGCTTCTTTCGATGAATATCCGTCGGCGATGAGGGCGTCGTAACGGTTGGCGACGGCCGTCGCATATTTTTCCGTGAGCCCTATGTTGGACTCGACCATCGAGGCGAGCTCGTAGGGAGTCATGGGCCGCGACTGCACGTAGCGGTTCACCATGAGGTTGAGAACGCGCTCCACTTCCTTGTTCAGGTCGCCGGCGAGAATGGCCTTCCGTTCGGCCACCAGCTTGGCGATATCGGCCTGGCTCAAAAGTCCGCCTCCCTTCTTTCCCATGAGGCGGGAGACTCGCTTCTGCATGTCCGTCGAGCTCTCTTCGATGCCGGCACGCCAGGCCGGCGTGAGGACGTCGTTGACGAAGTTGGTATTCGTCTGAGCGATCAACTTGAGGTAGGAAATCGGCAGGATCCCCTTGCCCAAGGACTCGAGGTCCGCATCATCGAACCTGCCGGCTTCCTTCGCCCAGAGCGTTCTGAAGGCCTTCTTCAGGCCGGCTTCCCGGGGATCCATGAAACGGCGAAGGATTGCGAGGGCCTCGGGCCCGTAGAGGAGGATCGTCTTCGCCAAAGCTCAGGCCTCCGACGTGGGGTTGATCTCAGGGGCGCCTACGGCTGCGTCGAGCGGCATCACCGAGCCGGACACTGTCAGCACGTCTCCGCCTAGAACCGGATCCCGGCCTTCCTCGGCCCGATATTCGTTCCTGTTGATGACGCCGCGATCGAGCTGCGAGTTCCGGTCCGCGATGAGCTGCGAGCGGTTCTCCCGGATCGCTTCGATCGACTCCGGATCATAGTCGATGTAGATCGTCTCGCCGAAGAGCGGAGCGAGCCAGTAGTTGAGCTCGTCTCTCCACCAGCGGGCCTTCGGAATGATGT